CTGGAACTTTAAAAAGAGTTGATTTTTCTTATTTAAAAGGTGGTGGAATGTTTGAATTTATCTCATCAACTGATGTAACAAGTGATGTTGCACAAGTTGATTTCACTTCTCTTTCAACAGATTATACAGATTTCAAATTAATAGTTCAAAATCTTCATCTTGAAAATGACAATCAAAATCCTGAACTTAGATATTTTAATAATGCTGGAAATATTGTTACACAAAGCAGTTATGAGTCATCATTTCAAGCCTTTGTAAATAGTAGCTCAGGTGAAAGCACCACTGTTGAAACAGATCGTATGAGACTTGGCCCTCCAATCGGTAACGCATCACATGAGTCAGCTCATCTTGAAATTACCATTTTTGATGTTCACGATACAGGTCTTGCAACAGCTACTGAGGGATACAAAATGGCAATGACACACATGGCATTTTCTAATAATGGGAATGACGTTGGAATATCTACACAGGCTGGGTGGTCACGATATAATAATAGTGGTAATTACTCTATAACAGGAATTAGATTTTTCATGTCAGGTGGTGATATTAAAAGTGGCAGATTTTCACTTTATGGAAGAAAACATAGTTAGGAGATTTAAATGGCATATATAGGAAACCCCCCAATAACAGGTAACTTTCAGGTCTGTGATGCAATAAGTGTAGTCAATGGTCAAGCATCTTATACAATGCAAGTGTCCTCTGTTAATGTCTCCCCAGAAACGGCTAACCACATGTTGGTTAGTCTCAATGGAATTTTACAAAAACCCAACTCATCTTTTACTATTTCAGGTTCAACAATTACTTTTGCATCAAACCTTGCAACAGGTGATGTTATTGATTTTATTATTTTACTTGGTAATGTTTTAGATTTAGGAGTGCCAAGTGATGCCACAGTTACAGATGCTAAAGCAAACTTTGTATCTACTTCATCTGCTGCTGGATTACAAATTAAAGGTGATGGAACAACAGATGGAACTTTACAATTAAATTGCAGAGTTAATTCACATGGTATCAAACTTGCTTCACCACCTCACTCTGCTGGTCAATCATACACTTTGACCTTTCCAACAGGTAATGTAACAGCAGATAAATTTTTAAAAGTAGCTTCAGTATCAGGGTCAGGAACGACAGGTGTAGGTCAATTATCTTTTGCTGATGCTGGTGGTGGAATGTTTGAATTTATCTCATCAACTGATGTAACAAGTGATGTTGCACAAGTTGATTTCACTTCTTTTTCAACAGACTATTCAGATTTTAAATTAATAGTACAAAATCTTCATATTGAAAATGATAATCAAAATCCTGAAATAAGATATTTTAATAATGCTGGAAGTATTGTTACAGGAAGTTTTTATGACTTTACATATCATGGTTATGTAGATGGTAGTGCAAATGAAAACACTAGTGCAAATCAAGATAGATTAAGACTTGCACCACCAATAGGTAACGCATCTCACGAGTCGGCTCATCTTGAAATAACATTTTTTGATGTTCACGATACAGGTGACTCTGCAATAACTGAGGGTTACAAAATGACAATGAGTCGTACAGCATATATAAATAATGGGGGTGCTGTCGGAATTTCGCAAGGTGCTGGTTTTTCAGATTACAATAATAGTGGGAATTACTCCATTTCAGGAATTAGATTTTTTATGTCAGGTGGTAATATTAAAAGTGGCAGATTTTCATTATACGGAAGAAAACATAGTTAGGAGTAAAAAATGGCTCTTAATTTTTGCAACAACAATTCCTTATCAGCAATCACAGCTTTACCAGCTTCAATATCAGGTGGTGGATTAAATTTAATCTCTACACAGACAGCTAGTAGCAGTTCAACAATAGATTTTACAAGTGGAATAGACAGTACTTACAAAGAATATATTTTTAAGTTTTATAATATGCACCCAAATACAAACAATGTCTATTTTCAAGTAAATTTTAGAGACGGAGATACAAATTATGATGCTACAAAAACTACTTCATTTTTTAGAGCAATTCATAATGAAGCTGGTACAGATACAGTTCTTCAATATAGAACAGGCTCAGACTTAGCACAAAGCACATCGGCACAAAGATTAAATGATGGTGGAATCGGAAATGGTGATGACGAATGTATATCAGGAACTTTACATTTATTTTCGCCAAGTGATACAACCTTTGTCAAACATTTTATTTGCAGAACTGCTGGATATGACCAAGGAGATTATATTCTTGATTGCTATATAGCTGGATATTTAAATACAACAAATGCAATAGATGGTGTTCAATTTTCTTTTTCATCAGGAAATACAGATAGTGGAGTTATAAAATTATATGGAGTTAGTTAAATACAACAACAATTCAATTTCAAGTGTAACTGCTTTAGGTAGCTTATCAAGTGGTGATTTAAATTTAATTGCCACAAACAATATCACATCAGGAGTATCGTCATCTTCTTTTACTTCTAATATTAATAGCACTTATGATACTTACATATTTAAATTTATTAATATACACCCAGCTAGTGATAATGTAAGTTTTCAATTCAATGGAACTGATGATTCTTCTAGCCATTCTTTTGATATTATAAAAACTACAACTGCTTTTAATGCTTATCATAGTGAGTCAGATAGTGAAGCATCTTTAGGATATAGAAGTGCTGATGATGTTGCACAAGGTACAGGTTATCACACTTTATCACACCAAGCTAGTAATGATAATGATAATGGTTTAAGTGGCACTTTACATTTGTTTAACCCTAGCAACACAACTTTTATTAAAAATTTTATAGCAAGAATTAGTGGTAATAATGAAGATAATCATGCACAAGATAATTATTCTGCTGGTTATTTTAATACAACATCTGCAATTACAGGATTAGATTTTAAATTTAGTAGCGGAAACATAGATAGCGGAATCATTAAAATGTATGGATTGAGTAAATCATAATGAGTATAATTAAATTAAATAACAGAGCAGTAAAAGATGCAACAGCAGTAGGTAGCATAACAGGACTTGGTAATTTAGTTTTTATTTCAAGAACAACTGCAAGTTCATCAGCAAGTTTAAGCATTACATCAGGTATAGATAGCACCTATAAAGAATACATATTTTTTTTTAATAATATGCACCCAGCAACTAATAATACAGATTTTCAATTTCAAGGAAGCATAAATGGTGGTTCAGCTTATGGAGTTACTGTAACTACAACAAATTTTAATGCTTATCACGAGGAGGGTGATAGTTATACAAATCTTGCATATCAAGCAGGAGATGATTTAGCACAATCAACAAATTTTATTGAAACTCAACCAAATCTAGGTGGAGATAATGACCAAGCCATAAGTGGATATTTACACCTCTTTGAACCATCTAGCACAACATTTGTAAAACATTTTGTGTCAAGATTTTCAAGTGTACACGAAGCAGATTATGCTTTTGATATTTATGTTGCTGGTTATTTTAATACTACTTCTGCCATAAATGCAATGCAATTTAAAATGGCATCAGGCAATATAGATTCAGGCACGATAGATATGTATGGAGTTCTATAAATAATTATGATAACAAACAACAATAAGGAGTAAATATGGCAGATAGATATAAAATGGTTAATGGTGAGCGGATTAAACTCACAGCAGAAGAAAACGCACAGAGAGATAAAGAGGAAGCTGACTGGAAAGCTGGTGCTTATGATAGAGCAATGGTTTCTTTAAGAGAAAAAAGAAATAATCTATTAAAAGAAACTGATTACTATGCTTTATCTGATGTTGAAATGTCTGATGGTATGAAAAAATATCGTCAAGATTTAAGAGAAATTACTGATGGCGTTAATACTGAAGCTAAAGCCAAAAATAAGAAGTTTCCAACCAAGCCTGAATAATGCAACTTTCCAAACATTTCAAACTTGAAGAGTTTGAGAAGTCTATGACAGCTACTCGTATGGGTATCTCTAATAAAGCTGGTAGTGGTGAAATAAAAAACCTTACTGATATTTGCTATGGCGTTCTTGAACCTGTAAGAGCAAAGTTTGATAAACCCATAGTTATAACATCAGGATATAGAAGTCCTGAATTATGTGAGGCTATTGGTAGTAAAAAAACATCTCAACATACAAAAGGCGAAGCAGTTGATTTTGAAATCATGGGTATATCTAACCTTAAAGTTGCAATGTGGATTTCAAACAACTGTGATTTTGACCAACTGATTCTTGAATACTGGAATGGAGAGGCTAATAGTGGATGGATTCATTGCTCGTTTGTGGAGAACTCTAATAGAAAACAAATTTTGACATTCGATGGAAAAAAATTTACAAATGGCTTACCTGATGCTGTTTGGAAAGATGGACAGTTACAAAACTAGGAGAAAACATGAAACTAACAAAAAAACAAAAGAAACTTCCAATGGCTTTACAAAAAGCTATTATGAAGAAAAAGAAGAAAACTAAAAAGAGGAGATAAACTATGCCTTATCACTATGGTGGCGGAATGAAGCCAAAGAAAAAAAAGAAGAAGAAAAAAAAAGGTAAAAAGAGGAGATAATGGTTAAAGTAGCATCTATTAAAAATATAATAAAAGACCTTACGCCAAGACAACAAAAGACAATGAGAAGTCACGCAAGACATCACTCACTAAAACACATGAGGTCTATGGCTAGACTAATGAGTGGTGCTGGTGGTAGAAGAAAAAGAACATTTGCACAAGCACATACCATTGCAATGCGAAGATTTGGTAAATGAGTGGAATTACAACATCTATTTCCATTAGAGAAATGATTAATAAGTTCCCAATGAGGAAGAGAAGAAGAAATGTCAAAAAAAAGAAAAAGAAGAAAAGTCGCAAGAGATAAAGAATTAGACTTACCAAAAAAATATCTTACAGGTCTTAAAGGCTCAAAACGTACAAGAAGAGCAAGACTTATCAAACAAGTTTCATCAATATATAAAACAGGTGGTTTCATACCTAGAGGTTTATTGCGTAGGAGAACAAAAGCATAATGGCTAGTAGATTTAGACGACCACTTTCAACAGCAGTAAAAGCTACATTAAGAAGAAAAGCTAAAGCAAAAAAAGGCGTATCTTACGGAACGCTTGTAAAAGTATATCGTAGAGGTCAAGGTGCTTTTCTATCTGCTGGTTCAAGAAGAGTATCTATGTCTGCTTGGAGTATGGGAAGAGTGAATAGTTTTTTACGAGGTTCAAGAAAACATGACCTTGATTTACGAAGAAAAAAGCGTAAAAGGTAAAAATGGCAACAGCTAGTCAGAAAAACAAAGAGCAACTAATCCGTATCGAGGGTGAGATTGCATTATTAAAACACGAGATACAAACTATTCGTGGCAACCATCTTGCACACTTAGACCAAAGAGTTTCTCGTATGGAAAAAGTTATGTGGTCTATCTGTTTGATAGCTGTTACGCATCTACTCTACACAGTTCTTAACTAAATTTGCATTTATCCACAATTCACTTTATAAGTGAATAATGAAGAGGATATTAGTTATTTCAGATATGCATCTGCCATATCAACACAAAGACGCAATAGATTTCTTAAAAGAAATTAAAAAAGAGTACAAACCAGATTTTATAATTAATATTGGAGACTTACTTGATTTTCATGCAATCAATATGCACACACATGACCCAGACTTATATTCTGCTGGTATGGAACTAGATAAATCAAAAGAATACATCAAAGAATTAGAATCTATATTTCCAAAGATGATTGAAGTTGACTCTAATCATTCAAGTCTTGTTTATAGAAGAGCATTAAAATATGGAATGAGTCGTCAGTTTCTAAAACCTTATGGTGATTTTTTAGGAACAAAAAAGTGGAAATGGGTTGATGATTTAACGATTACAATGTCAAATGGTCAAAGATGTTTTTTTACACATGGCAGAAGTGCGGACATATTGAAAGTGTCTCAAGCTATGGGTATGTCAGCAGTTCAAGGTCATTATCATACTAAGTTTGTAATTTCTTGGTGGGCTAATCCTGATAATCTATTTTTTGGTATGAACGTGGGTTGTCTTATCAATCAAAAATCTATGGCTATGAATTATGCTAAGAATTTCAAAACAAGATTTATTCTAGGCTGTGGAATAATTATTGACGGAATACCTAGACTTTTACCTATGGTCTTGAATAATAAAGGCAGATGGATTAAAAAGATTGTATGACGGATAAAAAAGACCCTCTAGGAGGCAAAATAAAGCGTTTTAAGCGTGGTTCAGCACTAGATAAGCAAATTGGTGGGGAACATTACAAGAACGCAAAAATTGACCCTATACAGCTTGTTATAGCCCACAAATTAGATTTTATAGATGGATGTATTGTAAAATATGCTGTAAGGAAAAAGAATTATGAATCTGACAGAGAAAGATACGAAAAGATTAAACATTATTGCGAGTTAGCATTGGAGTTAAAATGTGGTTCACACTAGGTAAACTTGCACTTAAAACTGGTGCAGAAATATATAAAAACAAAAAAAGAGCAAAACTGCTTGAAAGTGAAGCTGAAGTAAAACATTTAGAAAGAGCAGTAAAAGGAGAAGTAGAATTACAAAAGATAGTACATAAAAGGCAAGAGTCAGATTTCAAGGATGAATTTTGTTTGATATTATTAAGTTTACCACTTTTAATTTTAGCATATTCTGTATTTTTTGGAGACCAAGCATTACAAGAACGAGTAGATTATTTTTTTATGAAGTTTGAAAATCTACCTTTTTGGTATCAAGGACTTGTTATTGGTGCTTTTAGTACAATACTTGGTATTCGTGGAGTCAATACATTCAAAAAAAAGTAATTATATAATAGTTTATATATGATAAGAACATTATATGAACGTCAAAAATTATATATTAGTAGAAGCAGAATTTTTCTTTGCACCTTTAGAG